GAGACTATTGAGTGGAACATCTCTGAGAACTCTGATATGACTGAAGGATCACAGACGTTAGCTTGTACTGGTAACAACTGCGAGATCTAGTCTAGTACACCTTTAAGAGTCTTACCCACTACTGGAAGGGCATATATTGTTTCATCTGGTAGTGGGTCTCCTTTAGTTACTGCATCAGCCACATCTTCTAACACAGCAGCAGGGAATGTAGCACCAACAGGAGGCATAATGTTTGTAAGCATAGCGTTTGCAGGATCTTCCATAAACTTAGCATAACCATAATCATTAGCGCCCATTGCACCAAACGTAAGCACAGATCCTATCTGATATAACGCACCCATTGCAGCCTCTTCAGGATCAGGTGCCTCACCTTTTAAAACTTGTCGAGCTTCGTTAACAAGTCCATAACCACCGCCCGAAAGAACCATGTACTTCATGGCATTATTCAATGCTTCTTTTTTGTTTCCTTGTTGCCACTCTCTGAAAATCCTTTTCTCCATCAAGTCAAACTGCTTAATAGCAAAACCTTTTAGCATGTAAAACAACCGTGCGTTAGGGTTAGCAAGACCGAAAGATGTCTGAGCGGCAGGGTTAATTGGTTGTAACCTAAACAAGTCAAACATAACAAGATCACGTACCAGCTCACTCTCAGTGTTGTTAGCAGCTATGTCACGTCTTAGTTGGTCTAGCTCTGCTTCACTAAAACTGTTCTTCCACTTCTCGTTAAACTTCCCCGATCTAATATCTTGCTTGGCTTTATTAAAAGAAGCACCCATTATTCTGCTTTTACCTAACTTATCTAAAGCAGAAAAACCTGAAGCCTTCATAGACCACTCAAGCAGATTCTCACTTCCTTTTGCCATCTTCTGAATAAAAGAAGGACCAAGAGAAGGATCACCTTTAGTTGCTTTACGAACAAACTCACCAAAGACTTGACGACCTAAGCCCATATCAGCAGCAGAAAAACGAATACCGTTCTTTGAAAATAAAGATTTAAGAACGTTACCGACACCTAACTCAAACGATGCGTTAAACAAGTCGTGTACGTTCATTAACGCACCATAAGGATTGGCAATAGTGCCTACATACCCAAGAGAACGAACTGTTTCTAATTCTTGAACCATCCCCCTGTTAGCGTTAACGCCTAAATCGTCCAATATTTCAACAGCGTTTTTAATTTGTACGTCACTAAGACCTTCCGCTTCTAAGGCTTCACGTATTATTTTTTCATCAAACAGTTTAAACGTATCTGTTTCTATCTTTGCGAGTGCCTCAAGAGGAGTCATCTCCCCTGCTTCTACCTTCTTACGTAACGCTTTAGGAAGATCTTTGAGGGCAGGAGCAACAAGAGGAGCGCCAGAAGTACGTAAACCCAATTGCTTACCTAACTCCATACGAGTCAGTGTTTCACGTTGCCAACGCCAATGAGAATCAAAAATGTTAGCGTATTCTAGTTGTTCATCTAACGGCTTCTCTCTTTCCTTCTCCATAGACTTACGCTTACGAGATTTACTAGCGTCATCTTCAGCTTTTGAAGCAGCCCTTGCTCTGTTAACACGCAAGCTTACATCGTCATCGCTAGACTTTACAGCAGAGTGCATCCAAATATTAGAAAGCGGTCCTTTTGTAACTTCTTTTCGGTAGCGGCTGTTAAATTCTACGTTGTCATCTAAGAAACGTTGAAGTCTATCACCCGCTCCTTCACCTATTTGTTTGTTAGCATAAGACTTAGCTCTGTCAAGAGCAGCTTGAGCGGCTTTACCGCCCAGTCTTTGTGCGTTAACAGCATCTAACAACATATCATTAAACTTAACGTCGTCTGCAAGATTACGGAGATCTTCCATTCCCTTCCAAACATGATCAAGTTCAGCTTGTCCACGAACTGTGCGGTTCATGCCCCTTATGATACGCTCTGAAAAAGCTTTACCTACTACTGTTTCTGCTAACGTAGCAAGAGGGGAAGCAAGACGACGGAATTTAACAATAGCGTCTTGAGCGGCAGGTATTGTTTTGTTAACATCTAAAGAAAATCTACCTGCTACATTGTCAAGAAGATCTCTACGATAAGCGTTCAAATCATCAACATCTACAAAACCTCTAGTAGAGTTCTTTCGTAGTTCTTTTATCTTTTTGTTTTTACCTACGATCTTATTTAATTGTGCGTTGGGGACTCCCATTTCACTACCGAAATTAAGCAGCCTAAGATTAAAGTTTCCTAACTGATTAGGGTCTACACCTTGACGGCCTAAAGCCTCAGCAAGAAACTCAGTTTCTCTGATAATAAGTTGATCTATTACTTGATCGTCGGTAAGCTGTGCGTCAGGACGTACTACTACTTTGTTTTCAGACACAGCACTTTGCAACGCGTCTGTTTGTTGTTTGTTTAAAGATTCAACATCAGCAGATTTTGTAATAAAAGAAGGATTAAACACAGACTCTATTATTTTACCGCCTGCATAACCAGCCCCAAGACCAGTAATACCGTACAAACCACGCTCTTCAGGAGTTTTACCTGACCCTACGCCGTATGCAAAACCTTCAATAGCTCCTTGCTCAGGAAGCCTTACAATACCTGCTCTACCTAAAGCAGCAGCCGACATAACACCGCCGGGTACAATACCTAAACCTTCAGCTAAAGCTCCAGCACCGGGATTGAGATATCTAAATTCTTCTCGTTCTTTATCTATGCGGTCTTTTTCAACAGCGTATGACGTACCTTTTTCTTTAGAGGCCACCAACGCTTCAAGCTCATCCGCTGCCTGCAAAGTAAAACCACCAGCTACTTCACGAGCAAAACCACGGGATAGTTTTTCTTCTTCATCAAGTTGAGCTTGTATAGAAGCCTTCAGGTCATCTGGAAAATCAGAGGGTATAATCTCTACTGGTTGATTAGATTGTTTTCTGTATTCAGCCAGTCTTTCTTCATAATCGTAGTCTTCAATACTTTTAACTAAAGAGGCTGGAAGCTCTAAGTCTAAATCTTTAAGTACACCTCCTATATCAGAACGCTTAACATCGCCTATACGTGGACCTCTGGCTTCTTCAAACTCTTCACGAGTCATGCCATAAGTACCCATAGGACTTATTTCTCTGCGAATAGGTTCAAGTACAGCAGAAGAAGGATCAGCAGTAGGGACACTAACAGAAGGCATTGATGGTCGTGATTGTGCCATCAAGTCCGTTAATGTAACATCAGGTTTATCAGTAGTAGGGAGTTCTCTAGACTCTATAGCATAACTAACTCTGTCAGCTAATTGCTTAAACATGCTAGGAGTTTTATCAAAGTCCGTATCAAACTCGTCACCGGGCTTGACAAAAAAATCTATTTGTCTAGCGTCTTGAGGGGTGACGTTTATTAGTTTAGCAGCATCTTCTTCTTTTATTTTTAATACAGAAGCTACTTCTTTAATAGTCGCTCCAGCATCTATTGCCTCACGAGCAAGACGAGGAATAGACTCTTTTGGATTTTTAAAGTTTGCGTTTTCTTCTGACTCGTCAGTTTTAGTTTTAGCTTTTGCCATGAAAACCTCTAATTAAAAGAGTTCAGACGATTACGTCGATTTGCTTCCGCTCTTATTTCATTTATTATTCTAATAGCTTCTTCTCTACTGACATCACGCACTGCCATTACTTGTTTAATGTTTGCTTCTCTTTGGTCCGCCAGTCTTTCTTCATTTTCTGTTATATCTTCTGATTGCTCTTGACCGGGAATCATCTTTCTCATTCCTGACATTCCATAATCAATAATTTCTGAATCAGTAGCATCAGGATTTTGTTTAATTGCTAAAGCGGCTTGCTTTAAGAACGTGTTTCTCTCTGAGTCGCTCATATCACCCAATGCGTCAGCCATGTCATTACCTTGCCAAACCCATGTTTTACTGCCACGAGCTTCTATTTGGTCAACTAACTGCTGCACACGCACCTCATTAGCAGCGTCACCGTACCTAGCTTCTCGACGAGCAGCACGATCATCGTCTACCGCTTTGATTAAGGCTTTAACACCGTTAATTCTTTCAGTCCTCAAAACACCAGAAGCAGGATCAGTAACTTTTTTCAATGTCTTAGCTAACATTGGGTTGCGTTCAAGAAGTTGAGGATTGTTAGCAATGTAATCAGCATAATCATCTGTTAATGTTGCAGACTTAATAGCAGTTTCACGAGCATCTATAGATGTTTGTAGTTCGTTAGCTTCTTCAAGAATAGAACTTTTAAGTCTAGAAGGTATTGTTACTTGTTGACCACCATAATTAATTGACTCAGGCACTTCAGAAGCTCCAGAAGATATCATCTGAGAAGCAACAATACGAGATATATTAGCATCCGTTGTTACTTGCTGGTCGGCTACAAACTTGTCTCGCTTTGCTGTAAGGTTAGCAGCAGCGTCCAGATCATTAGCCTTGACTGCCTGAGCAATAGCAATATTATAACGCTCCAAAGGAGTAGCGGCAGCAAAAGCTTTTTTACGTTCTTCTTCTACCTGCTTTGCTCTAGCCTGAGCAGGAATACCACCAATAGCAGCGCCAAGGTCAAACATACCCTGTGTCATGGCAGGTCGTCCTAGATTAGCTAGGAACTGTTGTGAAAACGTAGCCATTGTGTTTCTCCTTATCTGAATAGACCGCCAAGAGCTGTTGACGCTAACTGAGTTCCAAACCCACCAGCAATATTAGCCTGTCCAAGACCTGCCTGTAGTAACGCCTCAAGACCTGTAGCGTAAGTCTCACCAAACGTCTGAGCCTGAATGTTTTGTTGCTGTCGTGCTTGCTCTGCCGCTGTCATTCCGGGCGTGATACCTTGTAGCAACTGCTGTTGTGGTACGTAGCCTGCTTGCATCATACCTGTACCTAGTCCTGCTAGACGGTTTTGCTCTTGTCCAGCAAACTGCATAGCACTTAGCATAGCTTGATTACGTGCTTCTTCCTGCGCCTTAGCTAGTGTCAACGCTTCAGGAGTTCCACCAAACATGCCAGTAGTTACACCTAGGCGACCCTGTGCAGCTAGACGTTGTTCTAACGCAAGACGTTCACGTTCCTGAGCAGGAGACATAGCAGTTTGCATACGTTCAAACACAGCCTGTTCACGCTCAGGTACTGACATGCCTGTAGCTTGTCCTAAGAACTCATCAGAAGCAGTAAACAACCGCTGTTGACGTGCTTGTTCTTCAGGAGAAAGTGTCATGGTAGACGTTAGCTGTCCTGTAGTAGGATCAACTTGCATACCAAACTGACTACCAGTAGCAGTAGTAACACCAAACGGGCGAAACTCTGTCATGCCTGTTAGCTGTTGGGCTAAACCGGGAGTAAACTCTCCTGTATCAGGATCAGTAAAACCAGCAAGCTCTCCGTAGGCTCGCTCACCAATGTTTCCAAGGTCTTTATAACCTTCGTAGGCTAGGTAAGCTCCTGCAGCACCTAAACCAGCTTGAGCAGCATCTTCCGTAGATATTCCAGTTAAATCCTCAAACCATCCCATTATATTTCTCCGTTAAACTGTCTTGCCCAGCAAGGCTAATACATTAATTTCTTGTAGTGATAAAACGTGACCGTTAATATCAGCTTCTAATCCAATAACTATTGTTGTTCCGTTACCTGTTGCGTTAAGACTACGTTGACTAGTTAACTGTCCTATTGTATATTCTGACAAAGGAATAGAGTTAGCTCCAAACTCATTAATACCAAAGTAAGCCGGAATCTGGTTACCTGTTAAAAACTCTGTTGTTCTAAAATCAGTAGCAAAGTCGTAAGCAAACTTCATAAATATTGTAGAACTGTTTGCTCCAAAAATAGTAGGCTTTAGCTTCTTAAGAAATTTAAGACGTGCAACATCTCCAAAGGTTAAACTAGGGCTGTAGTATTTGAAACGATACGAACTACCATTGTCTGAATAAGTTTTGTATTCGCTAATACCGTTGGAAGATCCTATATAAAGAGTACCATTGTTTAATCTATTGTACGCTGTAAAGACAGAAGCAGGCCAGCGTGTTACTCTGTAGGAACCGTCCTCTAATGTTCCTCTAACGTCAAAACAAAAAGTTAGTTGTTGTTCTACAAATGTCAATAAGTAAAAGTTTTCTTCTGGGCTGTATACAGATCTAAA